ATTACTCGACTTACTGCCATTGGAAAGTGGTCACTAAGTTTAAGGATGTTTAACTCGTTAATATCAACTCCTGCATTTTCTAGACTAAAAAGTACAGATGTAGGAAAAGCACCAATCGCATCAACATGTCCAGAAATCAGTGCAGGGACACGGGCAGGCATGTGTACAGGAACATCTACCCATTTGGCAGATGTTACAGTAGACAGTGCCTTGTTGGTAAAACTAGTGGGATGACTACCAAGTTTTCGTCCATTTAAGTCATCGAATGTATTAATACCCGATGATTTAAGTGTAAACACTGCATTTTGTAACTTATCATCAATGACAAAGATTGCTAAAACTTTAGGGTCATCTGATTTACTATTAGCAAGAACTACACCACTATAGTCATGGTATCCAATATCTGCTCTTCCAGTTGCGAGCGCCAGACCAGCTTTATAACTGCCTGGACCCTTTCCTACAAATTCAATATCTAGTCCACGTTTAGAAAATGCACCGTCTTTGATGCCTTTCAAAAACCAACTGTGGACTCCAAGTGGTCCAGTGTCGATAATAAATTTTGCGGGTGTTGATGCATGAACTGAAGACATGCATAGTAGTAGGGTAAATACCCCATAAATTAATGATTTCATAATAATACTCCTTTATGACTCAAATCACTATAATTATATATAGGTTAAATAAATTCGATTAAATCGTGATGTTTCTTGATATAGCAGTTGTAACAGAGGATAACTGATTGGTCTATGAGATGAAAGACTTCTTTTCGGCTATCATCACTTGTTCCAACTCTCTTTGATACCTTGCGTATCTCTGCATCATGAGGATAGAACTTTAGACACACATGCTCAGACTCACCACAGTGTCTACAAGATTTATCAACTAGAAACTCTTCCAGAAGTATCTTACGTTTCTGGTAGTTTCTCCTAGATACCTTTTTGATGGTTTCTTTGTATTTCTCGTAATGATCATTCATAATGTTATTTATATGATATAACACTTATAAATCGACGGTTTGCAAATCGACTTTTTTATAAATAATTTCAGAGAATAACAACTCTTTAACTAAGGAGTAAAACAATGGGATTTCTAGTTTCACCTGGCGTTCAAGTAAGAGAAATTGATCTTACAAACGTCGTTCCCGCTGTATCAACTTCTATTGGTGCGATTGCCGGTCCTTTCGAAAAGGGTCCAGTTTCTACTGTAACAGCAATCTCATCTGAACAGGAATTGGTACAAGTTTTCGGTAAACCCAACGGTTCGAACTTCGAATGGTGGTTTACCTGTGCAAGCTTCCTACAATACGGTGATGCACTACGAGTAGTTCGTGCAGAATCAGGTATTGTAAACGCTGTTGCAACTGGTTCTGCGGTCCTTATTCGGGACACAGACCACTATCTCGCAGCATATTCTACTGGACAGGCATCTGTCGGTGAGTGGGCTGCAAGAACTGCCGGTACTTGGGCAAATGGTATTGGTATTTCCATCTGCGCCACTGCTACTGCATTCGAAGAGAACCTTGGTTCTTCTAACCAGACAACTGGTGAAGATGCTGCTGGTTCAACAACAATCGGTGTTGATGACGGTACTGCCTTTAATGTTGGTGATCTTATCTCCTTCTCAAGTGCAGATGCATCTTCAGACGCAACACTATTCACATTTAACACTGGGGACGAAGGAAACGAGTACGAAATTACTGCAATTTCTACAAATGACCTTACAGTTCGTCTAAAAGACGATCCAAACGGTTCTGGTGTTAAGGCAGTCATTCCTGATAACAGTTTCATTCGCAGACGTTGGCGTTTCTATGACCTGTTTGATGCTGCCCCAGGCACATCAGATTGGGCCACTGCAAACGGTCGTGGTTCTGGTGATGAACTCCACGTTGTTGTTTATGACACAACTGGTGACATTACTGGTTTCGACGTAGACGTTGCTGGTAACCGCACAAACGGTGTTCTTGAAGTATTCCCAAATATGTCTAAGAACCCTGTCGCAAAGACTGCACAGGGTGGTTCAAACTACTATCCAGACGTTATTTTCCGTCAGTCTAACTACATTTACTGGATGGATCATACATCTGCTGGTACAAACTGGGGTACAGACACAACATCAACATACACTGCTGTGAATGCACCTGTTGTAAGTACTCTTGCAAGTGGTACAGATGACTATGCAGTAACCGCTGGTGAACTTGCCCTTGCATACGATAAGTTTGCAGACACAGAATCACTTGACATCAACCTAGTTCTAGGTGGTCCAAGTTCTGGTGTTGCAGATACAAAGTCTGCACAGGACACTCATGTGACCATGATCACAGACCTAGTTGAGTTGAGGAAAGACTGTGTTGGTTTCGTATCACCATATCGTGCTGCTACAGTGAATGTTACATCTAACATCACACAGGCAGACAATGTGATTGATGCATTTGACCTTTGCCCATCATCATCTTACATGGTTTACGATAGTGGATACAAGTACATTTACGACAAGTACAATGATGTGTTTCGCTTCGTTCCTCTGAATGGTGATACTGCTGGTCTTTGTGCATACACAGATGGTGTTGCAGACCCTTGGTTCTCACCTGCTGGTTACAACCGTGGTAATGTCCGTGGTGCAATCAAACTCTCCTTCAACCCAACGAAGGCAGAGAGAGATCGTCTATACCGTGCAAGAGTTAATCCTGTAACGGACTTCCCAGGCCAGGGTGTGGTTCTATTCGGTGATAAGACTGCACTTTCAAAACCAAGTGCATTTGACCGCATTAACGTGCGTCGTCTGTTCTTGGTTCTTGAGAAGGCAATCGCAACTGCTGCTAAGTTCCAACTCTTCGAATTCAACGATGAGTTCACTCGGGCACAGTTCCGCAACCTAGTTGAACCATTCCTTCGTGATGTCCAAGGTCGTAGAGGTATTACCGACTTCCGTGTAGTTTGTGACGCAACAAACAACACTGGTGAGGTGATTGACCGTAACGAGTTCATTGGTGACATTTACATCAAACCTGCTCGTTCCATTAACTTTATTACACTGAACTTTATTGCCGTAAGAACAGGCGTATCGTTTAGTGAGGTAGGAGGTTAATCATGGCTAATATCGACGATTTTAAGGCTAACCTACTTGGTGGTGGTGCTCGTGCGAACCAGTTTCGTGTGACAATCACTCCACCACCTGGCATTGCAATTGGACTTGATGTTCGTAGAACCTCATTTCTAGTTCGTGCCTCCAACCTTCCTGCACAAACTTTGGGTGAGATTGCAATCCCATTCAGAGGCAGGAACATTTACATTGCTGGTGATAGAACGTTTGAAGAGACATGGACAACTACGTTCCTTAATGACACTGACTTCATGATCCGTAATGCAATGGAACGTTGGAGCAACGGTATCAACGATCTTGCAGACAACACTGGTGTTGTTGCTCCTGCTGATTATCAGACGGACCTCACAGTGGAACAACTTGATCGTGACGATACAGTGCTAAAGACATATATCTTTAGAAGTGCATGGCCAACAACAATTTCTGCAATTGAACTAACATCTGACACAGCAGATGCGATTGAAGAATTTGAAGTTACATGGAGATATCAACACTTTGAAGCTTCAGGCGTGAACTTTTAATAACCTACTAAATAGTAGAAATTAGTAGGAGATATTATGGCACAACTTTTTGGGTTCCAAATTCAAAGAGCAACCAAAGAAGTAGAGGGTGGTGAAAAGACATTCACCACCCCTACTCCTGACGACGGCGCGATTGACGTTGCTGGCGGTGGTTTTTTATCGTCTGTACTCAACACAGACGGGCGTGAAAGATCAGATGTTGATCTTATTCGAAGATACAGAGATATCGCATTGCAGGCTGAGTGTGATGCCGCAGTTGAGGATATCGTAAACGAATCAATCGTAGCAAATACGAATGACGTTGCAGTACAAATCACACTAGACAATCTACCCTATCCAGAGAAGATTAAGAAAAGAATTCGTGACGAGTTCAACGAGGTTCTTCGTCTATTAGATTTTAGTGTCAAGGGACACGATATCTTTAGACGGTGGTACGTTGACGGTCGCATCTACTATCACAAAGTTATTGACACTTCTAATCCTCGTCGTGGTATTACACAGGTTCGTAATATTGACCCTATGAAGATTAAGAAAGTCAGAGAGACAAAGAAAAAGAAAGACCAAAAAACTGAAGTTGATATGATTGAGTCAGTCAACGAGTATTTCTTATACAACGAAAAGGGTTTTGTTGGTATGGGCGGTCTGTCTTCATCCCCAAGTCAGGGTATTCGTATTTCCAAGGATGCAATCTGTTATGTTCCTTCTGGTTTGATTGACAATTCATCAGGCCGTGTTCTTTCATATCTACACAAAGCAATCAAACCTGTCAATCAGTTGCGTATGATTGAGGATGCGTTGGTTATCTATCGTATCTCTCGCGCACCAGAGCGCAGAATATTTTACATTGACGTTGGTAACCTACCAAAAATTAAGGCAGAACAGTACCTAAAAGACGTTATGAACCGTTATCGTAACAAACTTGTTTATGATGCGAACACAGGTGAGATTCGTGATGACCGCAACCATATGAGTATGTTAGAAGACTTCTGGTTGCCACGAAGAGAAGGTGGTAGAGGAACAGAGATTACCACACTTCCTGGCGGTTCTAATCTTGGAG